TAGACAAATGCCTTATGAAGAAAGGAATACTCTTATGAGCAATAAATTTAATGAACTTATCGAACTTTTCATCGCTGAAGAGCAAGATAAGGCAAAAGAACTGTTCCACGAAATTGTGGTAGAAAAAAGCCGTGACATCTATGAGTCACTTCTAAACGACGAAGAGCAAGTTGACGAAGAAGAAGCAATTGACGAAACAACTGAAGAAGTTGAAGAGTCAGACATGGATGAAGAGCTAGGCGGCGATGCTGCTGATGACATGATTGATGACATCGAAGCAGATGAGCAAGGTCTTGACGTTGCAGAAGAAGATGATGCAGACGAAGATATTGAAGACCGTGTTGTTGATCTAGAAGATGCTCTAGATGAACTAAAAGCAGAATTCGAAAAACTAATGGGTGACGAAGAAGGCGAAGAAGAAATGGACATGGATATGGATATGGACATGGACATGGGCGACGATGAAGGCGAAGAAGAAGAAATGGAATCAGTTGAAATGGAATCAACCGAAGAAGTTGAAGAAGACGCTGAAATGGTTCGTGAATACGCTGAAAAGGCACCAGCACCAGTTACTAGTGAGCAAGGCGACGGTAAAGCCGGTCCAGTTGCTGGCAAGAACGACATGGGCGGCAAAGCGGTTGACCCAACAGGTGAAGAAAAAGGTGCACCAGCACCAAAAGCACAAGACATGGGTGGCACAACCAAGCCAGACATGAAGAAAGTCTAAGGTAACCTTTTATGAACTACCTCAGAGAAAACCTTACATTTGATCAAGCTCAAGTTGTACTTGAGAGTGCCAACGACGGTAAGGATCTCTACATGAAAGGCATTTGTATCCAGGGCGGGGTTAAAAACGCAAACGAGCGTGTTTACCCTGTCTCTGAAATTTCCGATGCCGTAAATCATCTCAATGAACAAATCAGCAAAGGCAACAGTGTCTTAGGTGAAGTTGATCATCCAGATGATTTAAAAATCAACCTTGATCGTGTGAGTCACATGATTGAGAGCATGTGGATGGATGGTCCAAACGGTTACGGAAAACTAAAAATCCTTCCAACTCCAATGGGTAACCTAGTTAAAACCATGTTGGATAGTGGAGTAAAGTTAGGTGTGAGCAGTAGAGGCAGCGGTAACGTTGCAGAATCAACTGGTCATGTATCTGATTTTGAAATTGTCACAGTGGATGTTGTGGCACAACCAAGTGCGCCAAATGCATATCCTACAGCCATTTATGAAGGCTTGTTGAATATGCGTCATGGCCATACAGTGCTTGAGATGGCTCGTGAATCAAACGGCAATGCTCGAGTGCAAAAATACTTGAAGGACGAAGTTGTTCGTCTTATCAAGGATCTAAAGATCTAGGAGATCAAAATGCTAGATGCTCTAAAACCTTTATTGGACAGTGATCTTGTAAACGAGTCAACTCGCAACGAAATTCAAGAAGCATGGGACGCAAAGATAAACGAAACACGTGAATCTGTCACTGCTGAACTTCGTGAAGAGTTTGCACGTCGCTACGAACACGATAAGTCCACAATGGTTGAGGCTTTGGATCGTATGGTAACTGAAAGTCTAAGTGAAGAACTAGCACAAATTGCTGAAGAGAAAAAAGCTCTTGCAGAAGATCGTGCTCGTTTTGTTACTAAGATGCAAGAATCATCAGGTACTTTTGACCAGTTCATGGTTAAAACACTGTCTGAAGAAATCAAAGAACTACACAAAGATCGTGCAACACAAGCAGATACAATTGCAAAATTGGAGCAGTTTGTTGTTGGTCAACTCGCTGAAGAAATTCAAGAGTTCCAAGCCGATCGTCAAGACGTTGTTGAAACAAAAGTTCGGCTGGTCAAAGAAGCACGTGAGCGTTTCGCAGACCTTAAGAAGAACTTTGTTGAGAAGTCTAGTGCAGTGCTTGAAGAAGCAGTTACCGCACATCTAAAGTCAGAAATCGGTCAATTAAAAGAGGACATTGAAGTTGCTAAACAAAACAACTTCGGTAGAAAGATTTTTGAAGCATTTTCTACAGAGTTTAGTTCAAGTATGCTTAATGAAAACCAAGAAATCAAAGACCTACAGTCTAAGATGGAAGAGGTACAAAAGCAGTTGGACGAAGCAAAAGTAGAAGTTGCTAAAAAGAATCAAATTGTTGAGAGCAAAGAAAATGAAATCCGTGCAATCACTGAGAGCGCAGCTCGCAAGGATGCAATGGAAACACTTCTAAAGCCACTTAACAAAGAGAAAAGCGCAATCATGCGTGATCTATTAGAGAGTGTACAAACTGAAAAGTTGAAAGGCGCTTTCGACCGTTATCTACCAGCAGTACTTGATGGTAAGTCAATTATCAAAGAATCAAAAGTTGAAAAAGAAATGATCAACGAGAACATCAAAGAAGTAACTGGTGATAAACAAACAAAAAAACCTGCAGCAGAAAGCAAAGATGATGGAAACATTGTTCAGCTTCGTGCGTTAGCAGGGCTTAAATAAGTACAGATAAGGGGACTATAATGTCAGACGTACTATTAGAAAGCCGTTGGAACGAAACCAAAGACGCACTACTTGAGGGTCTAGAAGGTAACCGTCGTTCTTCAATGGGCGTTGTTCTTGAGAACACTCGCAAGTACTTGAAAGAGGCTGCTTCAACAGGCGCTTC